AGGTATAGCCTCATGTTGCTCGTGAGCATTCTTAATCGTAACCGCAATAAGTCTTAAGTGGTCATCTGTGAAGTAATTAGGGTCGATGATATCGACTATACGCTCAGTGAACTTTCTATCCTCTAAGAATTGTTTTAGTAATCTCTCTTGGAATTCCAATCCAAGGTAGTTGAACCCATCTTTCTGTTTTGTCATCTATTGTTGTTTGTTTAGTAGCCATTATTCTATTGAGAGAAGGATTTCCTTATCTCATGTAATATTTGAGGAATCATACCTCTGATATCGATATTATATCGAACCTTTGGTGGGAAATAATTTCCACTGAAAGCGCTCTTAGCAACCAATTTATCATCAAAACGTATTTCGAAGCCTATTATATCTTCATTCTCAAATACATTTCTCCTATCAATCTGCTCTGGAGTCTGCACATCATAATATCGGTAATTACCCCATAGGTAGTCATTAGACCTATCTCTAAGATAGGTTGGTATCATACCATGTCGACCATACTTGTCGATGTTCATCCCTACCAAACTATCCATCAAAGGTTTTACGTTGTCCAAACGCATATTCTTCTTTTTGAAGTAGTTGATAGCGAAGAATCTTTGACATATCAGGTTATCGTTAATCGTTAGATTAAACTCGAACCTATTGTCGTCATTGACCCTTTCTCTTGTCGTGTTAGTTTTTGTTTCTGTTGTCATGCTGTTTGTTGTTTACTCATTCTTCTTTCCCTATCTATTAGTTTTTTGAAGGGTAAGAAGTAATCTGTCATACGATACTCAAGAATCATATCGTCAACCCCATCTCTCTTAAGCATCTTGTAAACCTCTTTAAGGTTACGGTCTGTGCTTAGTGGTGTGTCAATCACATCATACAGATGTTGAACACTAGAATCGGTCATCAAGGGAGTTGTCAAGTCGACCAATTTTCTATTAATTTCGTATATCCTATCACCTTGTATACCATCAGTAGTGGCAGTTAATATGTTGGTGAGAGCGATTAACGGCTTCTTCTTTTCAGTAATTCTAAGTTCTTGCATTCGTAGCGCCTCTTCCAGAATTTCCAATAACGAACATTTCTTCTCCTTAAGCATTGGAAAGTGGGTTAATAACGTAGGCTCTTTAATCCTCTTAATACCCACAATACTATCGGAATTATCACCCGCTATTTGCTTTATCAAAGCTACATTACTTTGGTGATGTTCGAAGAATGTGTTATAATTCTCAAGCGTAACATATTCCTTCTTATCCAATAACCATATCTTAACGTCTTCGTTAATTAGTTGACATAGGTCTCTATCACTGGTGCAAATAGTGATGTCCTCATTGTCTTCTTTGTTGTTGGTATAATAAGCTATGTAGTCATCGGCTTCGACTACCTTATCTTCAACTTGTCGGATTGATAAGTGATAGAGATATTGCTTCACTTTAAACTGTTGAAGCTTCTCGTTCACATCGTCTGGCTCTGTTCCTTCGATGTAATTCTTACCTCGACCAGACTTGTAATCCTTGTATAATTCCCACCTTAATTTACCACTGAATCTACCATCCCAAGTAACGTACACTCTATGGAATACGTTCTCTTTGAGTAACATTCTAAGTACCGTAACGAATTGATAGATGCCACCAACATGCTCACGATTTTTATTGTAAGCGTTATGGCTACCGTGGTAACCTCGTTTGAACAAGGCATTACCATCGATTAGCAACGTATTAATTCTGTCTATACGGACACCCTTCTTGGGTGGTAACTTAGGCATCGCATTTTAATTATGCGGTTAATAACTCTTTTTCCTATCCTTTTTTGTCCTCAGCCTCTAACTCACCTTCTATTTCACTGTAGTCAACTACAGCATCATAAGGTACGTTCATAGCGGCATGAATAAACGCTCTGTGTTTAGCTTTATATTGAGCTTCTTCATCAGGGTTTATATAACCATGTGGTGTTGAGGCAATCTTACCTTTTCTTTCGATACCTGTAATGTGGTTCTTCTCACATTTGATATCACATCTGGTACCATATTGGAACTTTTGACCTAGCGACTCAGCATGCAATTTATGCGTACCGTGTGTAAGGATTCCACCCAAGTGTACAATCAGTCTTGAATTATAGAACATGAAGTCACCACCTCTATGTCGTATAACAGTACCGTTCATACTATCCAACCAAATCTTCTGTACGGAGATAAATGTATTAGTGAATGGTGAAGTAATATCCCTACTTGAAGGAATCTTATAGTTAACCAATGATTGGAATACACCCATGGCACCAGCATTCCACATGTTGTTACTGGTATTGGATGTGGCTGACTTATAACAGTTCAGTGTACCTATTGAATCCCATAGGAAACATAGGTTGTGTGGAAGTTTACCTTCCGCTTGCTTATCTAACATCTCACCCATAAAGAATGATACGTCCTCAATAACAGGCTCTCTTCGTGTAGGCTTCTTAGCCCACTTACTATCTTTATGGTCGTATAGTTTATACTTCTCGTAGAAGTCCTTACCACGCATTAAGATGAAACCTTTTGGTTTTCTGGTTATCTCACCAGTATCCTTATTAACAATCTCTGTGAATTGAACCCCACATTGTTCGGCATGCTCCCAACTCCAGTTACCTTCAGTTTCCATCACTACTGGAATATCACCAATCTTCTGTGCGCCAGAAATGGCTTCATAGAAAGCGGTTGATTTACCTGTGTTGGAATAACCCCTTACTAAACTAACATAACCTCTTGGAAATCCAGGAAGTTTAATAGCATCGTGCCACGCTTTTGATAGTGGTACCCATGTAAGGTCTTTATCTTGAGGTTCTGATGATATATTCTCATCAGCTAAAAACGCATCTAAATCGAAGGTTTGGTTAGCGGTATTTCCTGACCCGCTATTTTTCTTTGGTCGTTTTGCCATTGTTGTTGTGTTTGTTTGTCGTTATTATAAATAGGGTAAAAAAGAAGTGGCACGAAGCCACTTTCTTTTCATCCTTGTTGTTACTACTTAGAATGGCATGTCGTCATCCTCATCGTCAGTAGTAGTTGTTGTGGTTGCAGTCGCCAACTCTGGCTCACTTGCTGGAACTTCAGCTATTGCTTCAGTCTTCACAGGTGTTTCTGCAACTGGGGTTGTTGTTTCGGCTACTAAACCTGTATTAGCGTTACCCACTGCTAATTCGCTATCTAAACTCTCAGAAGTGCTCGGAGCCTTAGTGGTATCCGCTTCTAGGGTGTCTTTATCAACCCAGCACTCGTTTACTTTGTCGTAAGTAGGGATTCCACCTTTGATTACGATTTCAAGATAAGCATATGGCTTTACGCTATAAACTTCTTTCCATACGGACTTATCATCCAACCACTCTTTTTCAAGAGCCGCATCCTCAGACAATCTACTCTTACCGTTTGCAGGTAGGATTGATTGTACGATAGGTACTTGGTTAGAATTTCTTGCGATATCGATTACCAAGTCTTGACCATGCTCTGCCGTAGCATCAGACATGTCACCTTCTACAAGCTTCATTACGTTAACAATCTTGTCAAGCGTACCTTGCTTCTGCCAGTTGTCACGGAATCTCCAGAACTTAACCCCATGGTCTTCATTCTCTCGGTCAATAACCTTGCAGATGTAAAATTTTCTTGGTCGGAACTTTTTCGCTGCTTCCTTAGCGTCTTCTGTACCATCTGCAAGTAACCCTGCTCTGGTATCACAAAATGGACAATCCTCATCATTCTCATGCTTCAAACATGCGAACGTTTTCCAACTCCCATCAGCAAGCTGATAGTTGTGTCCATACATCTCAATAAAAGGTGATTCACCTTCCGTAGCTGATGGCAATAATCGGATAGTTCTTGTGGCTGTGTTAACCCCTTTTTGTAGGAATGTTGTGAAGTAGTTGTTTAAGTTGAACGTTTTGCCGCCTGAATTCGTGTTCTGTGCGGTAGACTTCTCGTACTGGTTTAAAATTGCATCTAAATTACTCATTGTTGTTTAATTGTTTTTGTTTAATTTGTTACTTTGTTAGTTGTTTTGTTAATCTTTGTTCGAACATATATAAATATCATTCTACCACCCAAAAAGACCTAAAAGTCGTCACTTTTTTAACCTTTTTTTCTTGTCGAAATCCATCATAATTGTTGTTGGATTAACTGATACAAATATACTACTAAATTTCCGACTTGTCAACCCCTAAAACGAAAAAAGTGAGAAAATCTCACTTTTTTTTTCTATGCTATGTTATGCTGATTACTTAGTAATCCACCTCGTCTTCATCAAATTGGTTAAAACTTTTTTTGATATCTGACGGTGAATAGTCATCAACGTCTTGTTTGGTCAATGTATATTCTTTTGTCCCACCATCTTGTTCAGATGAAGGAATGTCCAATTTATCTTCTTTGTCAGACCAGTAATCTGTAAGTTTAAGGTTATATGGATATGAATCAAGTGAACGCATTTCAATTTGTTCCTCTGGAGTTGGGTTACGTCTTTCGATATCGTGTTCCAATTCGGTTACTTTATTACCAAGCTCATCAATCTTAGCGCTAGTTTGTTGCATAGCACCTAATTGACCCTGTAGTTGGGCAAAACCGTTAATAAGGTCTTCCAATTTAGCGTTTGCTGCGTCAGATGATTCTTTAGCTTCTTCAGTACTGGTAACCAATTCCGTTACATCCAATTCAACCTCATCTTCGACTGGTTCATCCATACTAATATCTGGTTCATCCATTGCTGGTTCCTCACCACCAAAATCATCCTCTGGTGCTGGCTCGTCTCCCAAACCTAACTCATCTTCTAAGTCACCGATTTCACCATCAAGCTCTTCATCTCCTGTACCTTCTTCACCACCTAAATCTTCACCACCATCAAGTTCTGGTTCACCTTCCATGTCGGCTGGCTCTTCGTCATCTTCATCAACAATACCATGGAATGTATACTCAACGATATTTACCATTCGCTTCGCTTCTTCCTTAAGTAATTTCTCTAAGTCTTTTTTCTCAGTCATCGGTTTGATTACATTAATAGTTGTCTCCCATCTTGGGTAATTACTTTCTTGTGTTCTCTTTCAACGATACTCTTATCGTTCTTGATAATGCACACATCGTCTTTACATTCGATGGTTTCATTTTCCTTATCCTCTCCTAAGAAGTCGTCAAGCTTCTTGTCTAGGTCTTTATTTATTAGTTCATCTTTCATGATAATCTATTTTTTGTTCGTGTTATATAGTAATAAATATCAGAAACTTAGCTAAAATATGCGTTCTATCTCATTTATAGCTAGATTTTCTCCATCTGCCAGTATCATTCGGTTCTGATACTTAGACCAATCTATCTTAATATCGCTGTGATTAAGGTTTCCGATACCATCAACATTTTCCTCATCTATCAATAAATTGAGTCCATTTATGGTATATAGCGCATCACCCTTTT